TCCGGAGGGCTTTTTTTATTCAAGTATCTCCCGCATTATCACGGTCCATTTACCCTGACCAGCAATATCGTTAGCGGTTTGGCTTTGGTACATTTCCATTATCTCAAACTTACTGCCTGCCCGAAATAGCACTTCTTTTTCTCCGTGGAAATAAGAGAACTCCTCGCATCTTACACCTGATCTGCCATAGATTTTAAAGGTAATATCCGATCCAAAGCTATCCGCGCCACACACATCGGTAGCCGTACTCATCACGGTTTTGTTAACAAAGGGCTTTTTCGTCTGAGCTGCCTCTAAAAGCTCATTCCACAGGGCATCTACTTTCGATACCCCCCTGAATGTAACTCCGTTGTACCTTGGCAGCTTATTTAGCGCATGGCTAAGGGCGCCAGTATAGGAATTAAGAGCTGGAAGAACGTCGCTTGGCGGAAATCGATCTTTGCCCAGGATGTAGTTATTTATAAAGCCAGATCCTCTGCAATAGCGTCCCGGAAGCCCTACTTCATTGGTGATATTGGCACCTGTTGCATTCAATTTTGCAATATAACGCTCTGTCCGGTCCCGCTCATTACCGGTCGGTTTATATTTACCTCCAATTTCCCCACCGCTACTGAAGTGCCCGGATCCTTTGGCTGACAGACAGGTGTACTTCTTATATTCAGCTGCCGCCTCTGCGTCAGTGATGTACTTTGCTGCCCCGTTTCCATCCTTTACATCGATTATCAGGTGTCTGAAGCTCTTTTGCTTGGATAGATACTTGGTTCCAAGGCGTTCCATCTCCTCGGCCAGAGAGTTACTTGCGCTCATTACATCGCCATTTCTGAGATTACCCTGCCTCTTGATAACTGCATCAGTGATCGCTTGTTTTAAACCCCTGACTTTAGTCTTTTCTGCAGGAGTCCAATACTGGCTCATGTCAAATGCATCAACTTGCTCGTAAAATTCTGTATCCAGCTGGGAGAGTGATTTAAGTTTGGATGCCAGTTTGGCGTTTGCCGCTGCCTGCTCTGCCGCAAGTTTTGTACTATATGCATTGATCTCAATACTGCTCTCCGTTACTGCCAATTTTATCTCTGAAAGAGTCGGATTTTTAGAGATGACATTTGACAATTTATCCATTGCCTCTTTCAAAGCCTTGTCCTTTATACCTGAGTGCTGGGCGATCAGGGCTTTTGCTTCGTTCAGAGCGGTGTCATATTCCTGCTTGACCTTCATTGGGATGAGATCTTTCTCCAGAAACTTGATAAGCGTGGGGGAAGTACTGTACTTACCATTTTTGGCCAGCCAGTCGATCTCGAATTCTATCTTGCTGATCTGCTTATCAAACCCGTACCCGGATATGTTGCTTAAGAACGTTGAATGGGCTTTGTGTAGCTTGTCAATCTCCTCCTGGGTAAATTGTTGCAATAGCGCCTGATCGGAAAGAGGATCAGCAGTCATTACTTTTGTCTCGAGAGCAGCCTTTTTGATTGCTTCTTTCTGGGCATTGACTACCAGGTTCAGCTTATCTATTTTATTTCGGATCATAGAGTAGGTTGCCTTCTCATCCGATGTAATCGCTGCCAAAGCGTCTACTTCTTTACCCGATACGCCAAACTTCTGAGCCTCTGCAATCTTCTTAACGGCCAGATCTTTATAATAGGCAAGTTTTTGAGCTGTAATTTCCGCCTTTTTAGCAATTTCAGCTTCAAGTTTCGCCTGTGCCGCGGCTTTCTCCGCCTCGATCTTCGCGGCTGCGGCTGCAACCTCTTCTGCTGCCTTAACTGCCGCTGCCTCTTGCAGCTTATTGGCTAATTCGATTACAGGATCAACCGGCTGCACTAAGGGCTTACCCAATCCCTTCGAAAGATCACCTGAAACATAGTTATCTTTAATGAAATAAGGGATTGACTTGGCTGTAGTTACGCGGTCCTTGTTTGCCTGGATCCAGTCAGTATAACCATTTGGCAAATCAGCCACCTGGTTAACCGATGCAAACCCCTGTGTATCCTCACCGCTCATTATGGAATTAGATAACTGCGATAACTCATCCTGAGTGCACAAAATTGCGATCGTATGACAGCGGCAGTGTGGATGCCAGCCAACGAACTTGAAAGTCTTCGGGTATTTACCGGCAAAATCGTTGCAGATATCCATTACCGGGTGATTATTTGAAAGCTTAACCTCATAACCAACAACGAAATCAAACTGCTGCCATCTCTCGTGATCCGAAGCATGGTACGCCATGTTTATCTCAGTGCGGGTCAAGCGCATTGCATTTTTATAGGATGACCTGTAGACACCTTGTCCCGGATGATATGCCTGGGCGGCTTTAGACAGCTTGTATTTACCTGTTTTGGTGATATTCCCCTCAGCATCCTTTGTTGTTATCTGAACCCGCTTAAACAGTTTTTCAGGCTCCTTGAGATAGGATCTAACTACCTTAGAAATCTTGCTGGCAGATCCTCCCTCGCCTATCCCAATGTCCAGGGCTGTCTCCAATTCTGCTTTTAGCTGCGAGGTATAACTCCATACTTTGTCAGAGAGCCCCAATCCTCCCTCTTTCTTTGCCCGATCCATAAAGGCATCCATCGCCTTCTCATTGTGATCAAAGTACTTGGCAAATAAGTTCTTCTCTAATACTTTTTTACCAAAAACTGCTTCGACCAGACTGTCGTTTTTATTATTTGCCAATCCCCAAGCTACTTTTGCCCCTCCCTGCACAATGCTGTACACCTGGGAGTTCATTGACTTAAGGATGTTGGCTGTTTTGGTCTGAAGAGCTGCATTTTTATCGAAAGAGAAAGCACCTCCTTCTTTTAATTTCACGGATGCCCCTAACTCAATCAACTGTGCGGTAGCACTTGAGTAGATCTGCTGCACTTTGCCAACATACTCCTGCTCGTGTGCAAACAGATCCTTAAAATACTTGTCAGGGTTTAGGGTTGGCATTTGATTAATCTTCGTCTATATTGGGGCATAATAAATAGCATAATCCTCTGTATAAAATACATAACTCACAAAATTGGTATACAGAATCTTCAATAGTCTTTTCCTGTTGCTTCATAACCATTCAATTTTATTGCCAGTTATGTAATAGTGAGCATGGTATGGACTTTCCCTTTTAAAATTTCCGATTGATGGCCTGAGAGTTACTTTTCCATTTGATTCTGTTTTATCCCATCCGTCATTCCAATATGGTTTAAGATCAGTGACCGTTTGCTGGCCACAACCGCAAGCGCATAAGTGGTTAGCAACTCCATACTTTTCTGAAATATAAAGCTTGCCCTCTTCCATATTTTCGGGAATCTGATCGCAATAAACCGGCTCTATTTTGAAGATCTTTGCCATGGTTTAATTTGCTTGCCCAAAAATATCCGTCTGCACTGCCCGTTTCTTAACTTCGTCTTCGGCTAATCTGGTCAACTCGGTGGCTGAATCCTTGATCAGAGGGTTAAGCTCTACAAAGGTCTCAGTGCTCATACCACCGCTATCATGAGCAGCAACCAGGTTATCAATAGTGTCTTTGATATCTTCTCCAAAAGGTTCTTGGAATTCATGTCCGATTATCAGGTTATCACACTGGGCTTTAATGCCGTAATTCGTCACATTGCCTATGATGGCCTTACACAGACTGGCCACCCGGTCAAGGAGTTCATCGTGAATCTCCTTGTGTTTGGCTGCTTTGATATCTGCCAGCACCATCATTTGTTTCAGGGCTTTCCCGGACACATTGGTCAGCCCCTTCATATTGTCAAAGTCAATATTGGGTGTGAAGGATTTAGAGAGAATATGTTTTTCAAGCCAATCGATCTCTTGTTTCTTTGACTCAGGGGCAGAATCCCAGGTAAGATATTCAACCTGTCCTTTTTCCTTCAGGATGTAAACCTTTGACTCGCTTTCCTTCTCCGGGAGGTTGTTCAGAATGTCAGCCGTAGCCACAACCGCAGGATCCGCGAAATAGTCATTAACATCAGCGGACCTGGACCCGATATACTCCTCTCTCTCGATCATGTGTTCCACCCCATCCCACTCTTTTACCTGATTGAACAGTAGCATTGGGATCTTGCCAATTGGGTTTTGTTCTTCGATGACCTCCCATCCCATGTTCGCCCTGGTACAGCGATAGATCACATTGGCAGTGTATATGTCAAAGTGATAATTAACCACACCGTTATCTTTGAGATAATAACCCCATCCCGCAGTTATAAGTTTCTCGTATTGATCCCATAGCGCCCTGATTTCATCACCTTTGCTCTTGGCCAGAACACGAATCTGCACATCCGGCTTATTTTCTGAATTACGGTACACCCTGAATAGCATGGCACTTTCAGTCTCAGCCCCCGCAAGGCGCTTGCATTGCCTAATCTTAGAGTCGAACCGCACACTTTTGATCAGGTCTTTAAACGCCTGAAAGGCATCATCCGTGCCCTCGCTTGATTGAGTCCATTTTACCGGTCTGCCATAGAGGAAGACAAGGGAGATTTCATTGATAAATACCTGATAAGGTATTGGAAGCCGCCAACGCTTCTGAGTACGGATATACTCACCTTTCTTTCCCTTAATGATCTTATCCGGGCGTTTCATGATCTCGTGCGCTGCAATGTTGTACTCCTTGATTGCCCCGTTAACCTTCGCGCTATTATCGTTCATATAGGACATCGCCCGGGAAATATCCTTATTTGCCAGGAGCTGATCAAAATCCTGATTTCGCCCAACCAGGGCGTTGAATCCGTTGTATAAAGTAGTTAGAAAGCTCATAGCATTGATTTTTATAAGTTTATAATCCTAATCCTAACATTTCCTTTGTAACATTTTGTGGAACATCCACATCATCATAATCGAAGAAAGCGCGCATCAACATCAGGTCCCGCCAATCCGGAGAATGCCCGATATCCTTTTTGATCTCTTCTTTTGGTTTTAATTTCAGCTTCCTGTCTGAATCAACGTCCCATGTTTGCAGCTGCTCCAACTCCAGGGTGATAACCTCCTTCTCCTCCTCGCTGATATCCGCCTCAAAGCCAACCTCGTTGTTATTGATCCTCTCCGCAAGCCTATACCCACACTGAGTTTGGAGATTAAAATAATTTTCTTCGTTAAATACCTTGCCCCCATTACCGAACCCCCGGATCTCACAATTATCCACTACTCCGCCACCAACACCATCCTCATCGGCGATGGACCGGTTCTTTGAAATCTTGTATTTTTGCCTCAGATGGTTAATGGCCTTCTGTATATCGGTAGTTTTGCTGATATCAAAGGAAATGGTCTCAATAATCACCCAGTCATCCCATGCAGCAATACGCGCCCGGTCTGATCCAAACCGGGCAACATCCGCTGTGAGGTACATCTTGCCTGATTTCTTTGCCAGATCATTGTTGAAGATTGAAAGGATCGTATCATAGGCACAAAGAGCATTGGGATTGTCATCGTATTCCCAATTACCCTTCAACAAGCGTTCTTTTTTGACCTTATCGGAAGTGGATTCAAGGGCTTTGATGTAGTCGCGTTCAATGAATGGATTCTCTTGTACCAAACATGGCAAATAGGTCATATACGACGGCAGGGTACTGTCTTTTGCAGGTTTAAAGAACGTGGTAAACATCCAGTTCTTTTTAGGGTTACAGGTGATGAATAGTTTACGTGTAATACCATAGAAGTCATTCATGTGCCTGCCAATACGGGTCTTTAGCGTGTCGTAAGCCCCAAAATTGACCTCCCCTCCCTCTTCAATCCATCCACCGGTGTATTCAGTAGACCCGTAACGTTCATACAACGGATCCGATGGCAGATAACGAAGATCCAGCATGTCAATCCGGGATCCGTTGGCAAATTCGATAAAGTGATCCTGCCCGTTGTACTTGAAATCAACATCGCGTTGAATTCCATATTTTGAACATACCTTGAAAAAGGTGATCAGGGTTGATTCCCTTAGGCGTTTCAAAGATTCGCGCCCGATAAACCATTTGGTACCCGGATAAGCAAGGCACATCATCGCTAACCAGGAACATCCGGTCCAGGACTTTGCCCCTCCAGCAGCGCCGCCATACAGAAATTCAACAATATCCGTGTTAGTGAGTATCTGAAGTGCTATCTCCTGCTTGAGATGTTTTTTCCCCTCCCTTTCAACGATGAAATCAAAATTCCCCCGTTTGAATAGCTCAATACGGGCAGCAAGCAAAGGGGTTATATGGCTAATCTGCTGTTGCATTGGCTTTTTCAAGTAGTGAGTGATAAACAAGCAATTCAGCATCAGTAAGTTTTGACAGGTCCATTGCGGGGATCAGGTCTTTTCCCCCTTTACCGGTTAGTTCCGTCTTAGCGGGGGCTTTTATACCAAAAATATCAGCCAATTCCTTGAGGCTGTCTATTTTGCTGTAAAATTTCACCTTTACCGACTCCCCGAACATTCCCATTTTAGTAGAGACCTCCTGAATGCAGGATTTTTCGTCATCTGTAAGCAGATCATATTCTGTCAACGTCATCCAGGTATCGCGAAGTTTACCAGAATTCAGGAAAGCGATCTTTTCATGCTCTTTTATGATTCTAAGTGCAGAAATACCGGCCGTTTCGGCCAAATTATCCTGCATCTCCTTGATTTTTTTTCGAATGTCTGGTTTAGTCAGGTTCTCACTTCCAATTGATTTTGCTGATTTTTCGCTGTAACCAGCACGGATAGCCGCCTTAGTTGCATTAAAATCAATACAATACTCATAGCAGAACCTTTCCTCTTTCGCGGTTAGTTCTCTGCTAATCTCAGGGGCCTTATCTTGTGATTCTTCCGGCATTTTGGAACTTTATTCACACAAAAATAATATAACTGTGCTCATTAAGAACATTTTTCAAATAAAAAAATTTCTAAGCTGCTTTTTTGTACTTATTTATGATCGCTTTGACTGCATTTAGTAAAGCATCCTGCCCTTCTGCTTTTCCTTCAAGGGCTAAAAATACTTTCTGGTCGATCGTGCTAACTGTGATCAGGTGGTATATTATAACCGGTTTTATTTGTCCCTGCCGGTCAAGTCGGGCATTAGCTTGCTGATACAATTCAAGGCTCCAGTTAAGTCCAAACCAAACAACAATGTTACCTCCTGCCTGAAGATTCAAGCCATGCCCTGCACTGGCGGGATGGGCTAACATCACCTG